CACGAGATGTTTTTAGTATTCTTACCATAAGGTATCCTTGTTCTTATAGACAAAAAGGAAGAAAGAAATAAACATCAACAAAAAAGATAAAAACTGCCGCTGACGCGACCTCCGTACAAGTATGTGTGTCAATAACATACCTCTAAGTTCACACGGAATCCAGAGAAGGCTGGGTGGTAACATATCTAGCCCAGTTACGGGGCAAATTTTGGAGTAGGAATTAGGAATTACTGGTAACCATAATCTTTTGCGTATATCTTGTCAAGGACAGGACAATGCAAAACAGAATATAGGCCAGAAGAACGAACCCTCTCACAGAAATGAGATAGTTCGTAATCCTCAATTCCATATCGAGAAAGAAGAGCTTCATCTGGAATATAGGTTGACGAATCAATGTTTCGCCAGAAGGTGTCGAAATCGTTCACAACATGATCATCATCGATGATGAGGTGCTGTAAGGCATCCCAAACACAATGCTGACCAATATGCTTAAATGATTTCACGACACCAGATGTGTGCATAGCACATCTATATTCCAGGCTCTTCTTCCCGAACTCCAACTCACTTTTAGTGTGACCAAGACCGCGCAAAACCGCACCCAAATTCACAAAAATCCTCAAGTCACCATTTACATACGTTGGTGAAATTTTAAGGAATTGAATGTCTTCAGGTTTATTACACTGATCTATCTTGACTAAATAACCTGCCGTTGCAGCGGCATCACGTATCAGTTGAGGAGCGTCCTCATAAGAAGGAGGCCCTCTCTCTAAAACTGATTTAAACACACATAAACTAATAAGCGTGTTCGCGACATTGTTAATAGAAGTGGTCAAGATAGACCCAGAATATAATGTGTAATATTTGGGTTTAAGCTTAATTTTAAATTTTCCATTCGAAGATCTAATTTTACAAGGTAGTCGGCATTGTTTAAAGGCACGACGAACGTAACGAGCGTAACGCGAATCCTCATTCATCATTTCTTCGAGAATAAGAAAAACAGGGTCAAAATTAGAACCGTCACATGCGGAGATGTCCATGTTACAGACAAAAATTCTTCCATCACGACAGCGTATGCTTACGCATGAATCATCAGAAAAAAAAATAATCTCCACTAGTTCGGGATTCATAAGATTACTAAAAGTGGAAACCAGAGTGTCGTGCTGAGGTGATTTAATAAATCTCGTATTACATCCATTAAGTGAATAAGGGATGGAGAATGCCTCTTTAACGAAATCCATAAAATAACCAAGCACAGTGCTCCCTGGACAGGTAAGGTCGCCAACAGCTCTCAAATATTTACCGGCTGCTAAAAGCTCGCCAGGTTTACATTTGTAATCAACTATGTCAACCCTAGTCCCCCTGTCAGTACCACCAAGCACTAACTCATCTCTGGCCATGTATCTCAAACGTTTCTTTGGGTGTGCCTTCTCACACCATGCGGTTCTCAACTCATAAGACGTTTCTTCAACGCCATTGAGGATATTACGCATTTTAAAACGAAAAGATACGATGTAATCAGAAAGATATCTTCCCAAATAAGAACGAATTCTAAATTGGGACCTCATAAGTCTCTTATGCAAACCACGGGTGTCGGGCTCCCTAACGCACGTGAGTCTCCTCACCGCGCCGCGCAAGCCGTCATTATCAGTGGTGTACATATATGACCGACTAACAAATATAGGACCAAATAATATTCGATGTTCTTTAGAAAGACCATCGACTCTATACTTTGAAAAGTCTGGAGGAAAAGATAAATCATTTCCGATAAAGAACTGTCGAGATTCAGGGTCGCCAAAGAACTTGAAACGATTCGAGAATATGTACAACTTAGTGTCAACAGCGCTTGCGCGCACACAATGTGCAGTACATATATCTATATCGTAATCAATTCCTAGCTTTTCTAAATCTCACCAGTTCATACCCCTAATCCCCAGGTTATTACCCTCAGTAGGAAGATTAGCTTCACCATGAATAATTATAGCTTGTTCCAACGCAGAAACTGTATTGTATACAATAACGGGGTCATAAGCTCTATTACCAATAAGGCGAAATAAATCGTCTGTGAGGAAATTCCTTAAATTCCTATGATGCCTAGCCGAAGCTCTACGACGAAAAACCTCAACAATGAGATCGTGATAAACGTCGAGCTCTTGCCACACAGTAAGGCCGAGAATAGGCAAACGTCTAGTCTCTAAACCAAAAAGCATCTGTCGGTAGGAAGTAACCTGGAGAACGTCCTGTCCCAAAGTCCTGTTGTTGAAACCTCTATATCTGGGGCGTGGTCTAAAAAAGAACATGTAGACTCTGCGCAAGAAAAGTATTGTGAAACAAAGTCCCACAGGAATCAAATACAAGAACAACAAAATCCACCAGGAATCAAATAAACTCTCAAGGGCGATGCGATGAACGCGAATAGCCGAGAGTTCAATCTGAGAATTTTCATTAATGGCGGAAGCGGAACAGAACAAAAAAAAGTAGTACACCAAGCTCTCTAAAACAAAAACAATGTGAATGAACCATAACATGAAATTGCTAAACGAGGTGAGCTGCTCACAGCGAACGTAAACTTCTAGTCTGGTGACAACTAGAGGTTCTTCAGGAGCTACTACTGGGTCATCGAAACCAGCTCCCCCTTGAATAGGAGGTTCATTAGCTGGCGGCTCGACGGGGGGTGGCGCCCCCGGGCCGATGGGGTTTTCATTATTATTATTATCACCGACTATCTCTCTGACTCTGGCATTGACGTGATTCTCGAAATCGTCGTTGATAGCAACACGAACTCGATTCTCATCACCGGGAGCAGGAAAGATTCTCCTATTTCTATTATTATTATTTATCCTCAATGCAGCCTCAGCGTCTGCGAATCGTTGCATTTCAAAAGCTACTCGCTGTCTGTCTAATATAGCAGCATTTTCAACACGAAGACGCGCTAATTCTTCCCTCATGGCTCTTTCGGCTGGAGCGCCTCTAGGAAGCGCATTCAAACG